GTTCTGCCCAATCAGAAGTACGATCTTCGTTATAAAAGTGATTGTACAGATTCTCTTGCGTTTCTTGGAAAGGAACAATGTAATCTTCAACTTTAGGGTCTGGTGTATTGAGATAAACCCATTCCTTTGCATTATCATCTACAAGAGTTTCAAGTGCTTGAGAAAGTGCTTCATCAGTTACAGACTTGGTTTCATCAGCAGTACCACCCTGATAAGAGGGAACTTCTAGTTGAGCATCGTCTTCGGAGAAGTCACGATCATTTCGGTGATCTTGTTCTGGATCATTTTCAGTTGG